GCTCAGGATATCTACCTTACGGGTAACCCCCAAATCACTTTCTTCAAAGTCGTCTACCGCAGACACACTAACTTCTCGATGGAATCCATTGAGCAGACCATCAACGGATCCGTTGGCCCGAGTTCCCGCGTAACCTCTACCATCTCGCGTAATGGTGACCTCGTATACAGACTCTTCTACGAAGTTGTCGGCGATGCTGCGGCTGGCGTGGCCCTCACTGGCGGCACCGTCACCAGTGCTACCGGTGGAACTGCGAACATCGGTTCTGCTATCTTTGACAATGTTGAGATTGAAATTGGTGGTCAGAGAATTGACCGTCAAACTGGACAGTGGATGAATGTATGGGCTTCTTTATGTGAAGAGAATAGCGCCAGACTTCGGGCCGACCAGTTCGGTAAAGGTGGAACCCTTTTCCAAGAATTAACTCAGATGGGTGGAACGGTTACCCACGCAAGTCTCGTTGACTACGACTCGGCGGGAGCGGGCGTTATTAAAGTTGACTGCAAAGTCCCGCTCCAGTTCTGGTTCTGCAGAAACCCTGGTCTCGCCCTTCCTCTTATTGCCCTTCAGTATCACGAGGTTAAGGTTGTAACGGCCTTCTCATCCCTCATGGTGGCTGGGTCCGGAACCAAACTATGGGCCGACTACATCTACCTCGACACTGATGAACGCAGACGCTTTGCCCAGGTATCCCACGAATACCTCATTGAACAGGTCCAGTACCAGGCCGGCTCTTCCTCAAGCGTTAGCACCGAATTGAACTTCAACCACCCGGTCAAAGAACTAATCTGGACTGGTGGAGCCACGGATGGTGTCCAGACTGCCCTTGATTCAACCAAGGACTATCAGCTCAAGTTAAATGGTCACGATCGCATGTCTGCTCGCCCGCTTAGCTATTTCACCAAACAGCAGGTATGGATGCACCACACCGGTCCGGGTGATCTTACCCCGGTGGGTGTTGACGCGGACGCGCGGCTGCTTACCAGTGCCGCCAACAAGCCAGGTGTCGGCAGCGCAGGCAATGGTATTGCTGTTTACTCTTTCGCCCTCAAACCGGAAGAGCACCAGCCTTCTGGAACTTGCAACTTCTCTCGCATTGACAACGCCCAGCTAATCGGTCCGGAGCAGGGACGCGATGTTTTCGCTGTCAACTACAATGTCCTCCGCATCATGTCGGGCATGGGTGGTCTCGCTTACTCCAATTAAATCACTCTTAATTCACATTTTTTTCTAAATTAATAACATTATCATTTTCTTAAATTTATAAAATATATATTCTTGTATTTATAAACTATTATATATATCATATAGTGTAATAATGGCGGGTGGATTAATGCAACTGTCAGCATACGGTCCGTTGGATGTTACCCTTACGGGAAACCCACAGATCACTTTCTTTAAAGCCGTTTACCGCAGACACACTAACTTCTCAATGGAATCCATTGAACAGACAATAAACGGTTCAGTAGGTTCTTCTTCTCGCGTAACTTCGACGATTTCACGTAATGGAGACCTTGTGTCAAGACTCTTCTACGAATTCTCTGGGTTGATAGATTTACCTGATGCTCCAGGCTTCGGAAGAGGGTATTATGCCAACGTGGGCGCCCTTATATTTGACAACGTAGAAATTGAAATTGGTGGTCAACGTATTGATCGTCAAACGGGTCAATGGATACAAGTATCAGCGGCTCTAACTCAGAAAAACGACGCGAGGCTGGTATCCGCCTACCTAACGGGTGGCGACCCAGGAGACCCATTTATTCCGTCCACGGGGACGGACGAGATATCGTCCGTTAGAGCGGGTACTCTTTTCCAAGAATTAACTGCTATGGGTGGGACTAATATCATCGCTTCGCCATTCAACTTCTGGGATCCAATGCAAAAAATCAAGTTAGATACAACGGTCCCCATCATGTTCTGGTTCACGAGAAACCCTGGTTTAGCCATCCCCCTTATCTCCCTTCAGTATCATGAGGTTAAGGTTGTAACGACCTTCTCAGACTTTATGTCGTCCAGTCTCGACACTAAACTTTGGGCAGACTACATCTACCTCGATATCGATGAACGCAGGCGCTTTGCTCAGGAAACCCACGAATACCTTATTGAACAGGTTCAGTTCCAGTCTGGCTCCATCGCCTCGTCAAGTACCGTATTGAACTTCAACCACCCAGTCAAAGAACTAATCTGGACGACGGGTTTTGATAAAATGGATGGATTCAATAATCTACTCAGAGGTATTCACCATGATTTAGAAGATGGAAATTATCAACTCATGTTAAATGGACACGACCGCATGGCTGCTCGCCCCCGTGAATATTTCACCAAACAACAGGTATGGATGCATCATACGGGTCCAGGTGATATTGGTACCTCTCCCGGGGTAGGTGGTTCAGGGCAAGGTATAGCGGTTTACTCGTTTGCCCTCAAACCCGAAGAGCACCAACCATCGGGGACTTGTAATTTCTCCCGAATTGACACCGCCCGGCTAAAGGGTCCCGCGCAGGCACTCGATGTTTTCGCCATCAACTACAATATCCTCCGCATTATGTCTGGCATGGGTGGTCTTGCTTTCTCAAACTAAATAAAAAAAATACTCTTCATTTTTTTTTCTAAGTATAAAGTATAAACAATATGGGGGGAGGATTAATGCAACTCGTGGCTTATGGCGCACAAGATATCTACCTTACAGGTAATCCACAAATTACTTTTTTTAAGGTCGTCTACCGCCGCCACACCAACTTCTCAATGGAATCCATCGAGCAGACAATCAACGGAACAGTTGGACCTTCTGGTCGCGTAACCACAACTATATCCCGTAATGGAGACCTCTTATACAGAGTTTTCTACGAAATTATAAGTCGCCAAGATGGCACCGTGCTGAACGAAACCGGAGGGGGGATTGCTACGGCGACGCATGGTGGCAACGCAAACAATATATTCTTCGCTAATCCAGGAGCCCTTGTATTTAACAACGTAGATATTGAAATTGGTGGTCAGAAGATTGATAGCCAAACGGGTCAATGGATGCACGTATGGTCAGCTCTAACTCAGAAAAACGATTGTAGGATTGTATCTGGTCATACCGCTACTGGGGAGACTACCGGTGGAACTCTTTTCCACGAATTAACAGGTATGGGTGGGACCGCTGCTCTTTCGGGGCATTCCCACGGGAGTGGAAACCCCGATGCTGACCAGTGGATCGACCTTGATATAAAGGTCCCCCTTCAGTTCTGGTTCTGTAGAAACCCTGGTCTAGCAATTCCCCTCATCGCACTACAATATCATGAGGTTAAGTTTGTAACTTCATTTACAGAGCATATGCCATCTGTTAACACGACTAAACTATGGGCGGACTACATCTACCTCGATGCCGATGAACGCAGACGCTTTGCCCAAGAATCACACGAATACCTTATAGAACAAGTCCAGTTTCGCCCTCTGTCAAAGATTAGTATCAGTACTGAATTGAACTTCAACCACCCAGTCAAAGAATTAATCTGGACTAGGGGGTTTTTACACAGCGCTGTTCCCGCTCCTGTGTCGCTCGGCTCTGATGTGCTCAATTATAATGCGCGTCAATTTAAAGGTATGAACGTTGCTTTAGAAGATGGAAATTATCAACTCAAGTTAAATGGTCATGACCGCATGGCTGCTCGCCCCCGTGATTATTTCACCAAACAACAGGTATTGATGCACCATACGGGAGCAGGTGATACTGCTGGGGGATTCCGTGGCACGTGGCCACCGCCCGCCGGGGTCGACGACGCGACCCCATGGACGTTAAGCACGGCCTCAGGCATCGCAGGCGTAGGTGGTTCAGGAGACGGTATTGGGGTTTACTCGTTTGCCCTCAAACCCGAAGAGCACCAACCATCGGGGACTTGTAACTTCTCCCGAATTGACAACGCACAAATAACGGGTCCTGCGCAGGCACTTGATGTTTTCGCCGTCAACTACAATGTCCTCCGCATTATGTCTGGTATGGGTGGTCTCGCATACTCAAATTAAAAATTATAGGAATACGAACACGATTGTAATTAACTTTTTTTTTTTCTAAGTAAAGTATATACCTTATGGGTGGCGGATTAATGCAACTCGTAGCTTACGGATCACAAGATATATACCTTACAGGTAATCCACAAATAACTTTTTTTAAGGTCGTCTATCGCCGACACACCAACTTCTCAATGGAATCCATCGAGCAGACAATCAACGGAACAGTCGGACCTTCTGGCCGCGTAACCACAACTATATCCCGTAATGGAGACCTCTTATACAGACTCTTTTACGAAGTTGCTGGAATTCTGGACGTCCCCGCCGATCCATCCGCCAGCCTTCCGCCAAATAACAGACAACAGGGGGTTCCGGTTCCAGGAAACTTTAACTTGTCCACGACCGCAACTAAAAAAAAATACTATGCTAATCCAGGTGCTCTTATATTTGAAAACGTGGATATTGAAATTGGTGGTCAACGTATTGATCGTCAAACGGGTCAATGGATGCAAGTATCCGCTGCTCTAACTCAGAAAAACGACGCAAGACTTGTAATGGGGATACCTGGTCCTATGACCGAAGACGAT